CAAGTGAGTCCTTCGAAATTTTCAAGCCTCGCTGCGACCACTGCCTTACGCATAGGTTCCGCGTACTTGTTGAAAATTTCTATAGGGTGTAAGCTAAGCTCTCTAAAATAGAATTTGACACTGTCACGGGTTATTTTCTTATAATAGTCGCCATTTTTACTCCACAAAGGAGTATTAACAATGGTCTCTAAAGATAAATTACCATGAACGGTTCCATGTTCTAAATTAAAACCTCTTTTAAGAAAGGAAGCTTCGCTAAGTGAGGCAAATCCAATATCTCTGGATTTGTCATCAGACGTTACAACGTATCCTCTTTCGCGCATACACTGCTTGATGCCGTCCGGTGTAAAATACGTTCGAATTTTATCATTCATAGACATTAAGACATCGTCACCCTGTACTATGGCTTCAATCATAGCGGTAAAAGATTGCCTAGACGTTATAACGTCAGGAACTAATCTATAATAACAATAACGCAAATTCAAATGGTTGATTATACCATTAACTAATAGCGTTAACATAGATCCTGAAGGCAAACTGCCATCCCATTCTTCTTCTTCATTGAAAACCAAATGTATAGAATTAGTAATTTCTTTAAATAAAGTATTACGAGCAGTTTCATACCGTGTGAAACCATGGAAACGATACCATTCATTAATGACATCTAAAGCTTCATGCAAAGTTTGTTGTGTATGACTAGCATCAAATTTACTATAGTCCATACATAATACTACACACTCAGAAATAGCAGGAGCAAATCTAGACAAATTATAGGCAACTTTATGCCAATCAGATGAATAGGGATTAAGCGTAGTTGCAAAACCTTTTGTGATGCTATCTTTCGCAAAGAATTCCATAGCTTTCCCAAATACAATCTTAGTACAGACACATAGATTCATACATGAACCTGAAAATAATCTACCTTTACCAGCTTCAAACTTTTCAGCAGAAACTAAAGTATCTTTAAGATTATCCGTATATAGATACTTTAAGCGATGTCCTTCGTTAGCTTGTCTAACGCGTTCATGTATATCTTTCTCATAAATAATAAACGTTTTATTGGCACGAGAACGCAAAGCTGCAGGACCTAACAATTTATTTTTAAGGTCAGGTTGCACATATTTTATAGGTGCTCCGGCACTCGTTCCCGAAGGAATCGCTGAATACAATGGGTTTGCAACACTGCCATATAACGCTTCTTCAACCGTTACTAGCTCAGTATCAATAGTCCACGATTTACTAACGAGATAGTCAATCAAATCCTTCTTCGCCTTGATAGCTAAAGAGTCATTGTAAAAGGTATCCCTCTTATAATAATTAGCTCTGGC